GCCCCTTCTTTTTTGATAGAAAGAGAAACTTATGAAACAAAAATATCTAATTAAAATCTTTACTAAATATCTTCAAACACAGTTTGAATTAGAAAGTGATAAAGAAATAAATACCGTTGAAGAGCTACATAAACCTATCATTGACTTTCTAGGAAAATCTGATATAGTTTGGGAACAAAATGATTTACAATATACAAGTACTGTAAATGATTTTTATATAACCTATGAGGAGGTTTATAATGGCTCAGGACAACATGGTACTGTTCGCCAAGAAACTCAAACTCGAGTCTAGATGGAACGAGTTATTTCTTGAAAACAAAGGACAGATAACACCAGAAATGTCTGTTTTAGGTGATGAGATTAAAACAGTTATTAGATCCATCATTAAAAAACAAGAAGCAGAGATCCACACCAATCCTAGAGATGGTGAAATTCATCTTTACGCTGGTTAATTAGGACTCTATATCGTTAAAAACGACGTTTTTTCTGTAGGGATTTCTTGCACTAATTTTAAATTTAGTATATAAATTAATCACTATACATAATTAATATTCTACATAGACGCGTATAGTCGACGGCCTAGAGACTATGTGGAATCAACTAGGAGAACATACTATGGCAAACACTACATTTAAAGGTCCAGTAGTAGCCCTTAACGGGTTTATTGGTGGAGCAAACGTTAACCCACACACAGGTACAGATGACACACAACAAGGTGGCAGTGTTGCTTGGACTGTTGGTTCAAATACTTCAACTGTTACTATCGCATCTGGCACAAGAGCTGGTGAAACTTTAAGCGCAGTTGGTAATGCAGGTGTTATGATTTATGTTTCTAATGGATATACAGGAAATCCTGTGTATGCTTTTTCTGATGGTTCAGATTGGAAACAAGTCATTACTGGTACTAACATTACAGCAAGTTAAAAAATTATGGAGCTCCTTCGGGAGCTCTTAAAAATTTAAGGAGTTTAAAATATGAAATCAGATGTTAAATCAGTCAGAGTCGATGGAACAGGTTCTGTATTCGCTGGAAGAACAAGATTAAGAGGTATTATTGTAGAAAATACAAATGCTTCTACTGCTCAATCTATTACCTTACAAGATACAGATGGAACTCAATTTCAAGTAAGTTGTCCAGCAGGGGATGTATTTGCTTTTAATGTTCCAGAAGATGGAATTTTGTTTAAAGGATTTATGACTGTAAATGCAATTGGAGCAGATGTAGCCGCTACTATACTATTAGATAAATAGGAGCTTAAATGGCTAACACTACTTCCGGAACATATATCTTTGATAAGAATTTTCAGATTGATGAAATCATAGATGAAGCTTATGAGAGAATTGGCTTGCAGCCAAATGCAGGTTATGATATTAAAACTGCGCGACGATCTCTAAACATTTTATTTCAAGAATGGGCAAACCGTGGTTTGCATTATTGGGAAGTTGCAAATAACTCAATAACTTTGGTAGATGGTCAAGCAACTTATACAATGTATCGTTCGACAGGTGATGGTACTTCTGACGCCACTAGCATATATGGCGTTGATGATATATTGGAGTGCTCTTATCGGAATGCATCTTCTATAGATACACCTCTTACAAAAATTAATAGATCAGCTTATCAAGCTCTTTCAAATAAATCATCTGAAGGACAACCTGTACAATATTTTGTACAAAGATTTATAGACAGAGTTACAATAACTTTATATCTTACTCCTGGCTCATCTGAAGCCGGTAATACAATTAACTATTACTACGTGAAAAGGATTCAAGATGTTGGAAATTATACAAACGCAACCGATGTACCTTATAGGTTCGTTCCTTGTATGTGCGCGGGCCTTGCTTATTATTTGGCAATTAAAAAAGCGCCTCAAAGGATCCAAGAATTAAAAATGCTTTACGAAGATGAATTACAAAGAGCTCTAGCTGAAGATGGTTCTTCTTCAAGTACATTCATAACCCCTAAAACTTATTATCCAAATGTCTAATTTATCTAGAGGAAAATACGCACAGGCAATATCAGATAGAAGTGGTCAAGCATTTCCATATAAAGAAATGGTTACAGAATGGAATGGAGCCTTTGTCCATTATTCTGAGTTCGAGCCTAAGCATCCACAGTTAGAACCTAGAAGATTTACTGCTGATGGACAAGGTTTACCTAAAGCAAGACCTGCAAGAGTAGAACCTGCAACACCAAATTTATTACAATCAAATCCTTTTACTTTAACATCAGGCTCAGGAACTGTTTCTGTTTATGAAACAAATCATGGAAGAACAACTGGAGACATTGTTGTATTTAGAAATGTAGATGGAACTCCTGGAGGAATTGCTTATTCTGTATTTGAAAACACAAATGGATTTAGTATAACAGTAACAGATATAAATAATTATACGTTCTTATTAGGTGCTACACCTACAAGAACAGAAAACGGAGGGGGTATAACTGTGACCGCTGGTCCAGTAACCTTAACACCATAATGACATACGCAGAACTTGTACAAAAAATTAGAGATTATACAGAAACAGATTCAAATGTTTTAACAGATACCATTGTTAATGGTTTTATTGAGAACGCTGAATGGAGAATATTTAGAGAAGTAGATTCTGATAATAACAGAAGGTATGCAACAGCTAATTTAATTATCTCACAAAGATATATAGATACTCCAGCAGATTTATTGGTTATAAGATCAGCTCAAATTGTAGACTCTGATGGCAGTTCTCAACCGGATAATAGAGATTTTTTAGAATATAGGGATACTAGTTTTATATCAGAATATAATCCAACAGGAGCTACAGGAGTACCTAAGTATTTCGGTTATTGGGATAAAGACACTATTGTTTTAGCTCCAACTCCAGACGCTACTTATGAAATTCAATTAAATTATATCTTGAAAGACCCAGGTTTATCGAGTACAAATACAACAACATACTTAAGTAAGTATTTTCCCAACGGACTTTTGTATGCATGCTTAGTTGAAGCATTTTCTTTTTTAAAGGGGCCAAATGATCTCTTGCAATTATACGAAGGAAGGTATAAACAAGTAGCAGAAGGCTTCTCAATTGAACAAATGGGAAGACGAAGACAAGATGAATACCAAAATGGTGTTCCTCGAGTTGGAAAAAAATAAGGAGATAAACTATGGCTATAACACAAGCGATCGCAAATGCGTTTAAGAAACAATTACTAGAAGGAGATCAAAATTTTGCTTCTGGTGGTGATAAGTTTAAGCTAGCTCTTTATACTTCTTCAGCAACTCTAAACTCAGCGACTACTGCTTATACAGCTTCTAATGAAGTTGCTAACAGTGGTACTTACGCAGCTGGTGGTGGTGCTCTGACAGGTCAAAATACTTCAATTGCATCAGGTGTTGCAATTGTTGACTTTGCAGATTTATCATTCACAGGTGTAACGTTGACAGCTAGAGGTGCATTAATCTACAACACATCTTCTGCAGTTACTAATGCAGCAGTTGCAGTTTTAGATTTTGGAGCAGATAAAACAGCTACATCAGGAACTTTCACAGTACAGTTTCCAGCATTTACTACAGCAGCAGCTATACTAAGAATATCTGGTTAAGGAGAACTAAATGGCTTTAGTCGTAAATGATAGAGTTAAAGAAACCTCTACCACTACCGGTACAGGTTCGTTTACTCTTGCAGGAGCAGTCACAGGATTTGAAACATTTTCATCTGCAATTGGAAATACGAATACAACGTATTATGCAATTGTAAACACTACTGATGGTGAATTTGAAGTAGGGCTTGGAACTGTTGGTGCAGGTACTTTATCAAGAGATACAATTATATCATCATCAAATAGTGATGCTGCAGTAGATTTTGCTGCAGGAACTAAAAATGTATTTTGTACATTACCGGCATCTAAATCAGTTATCCTTGATGCGAGTGGAAACATTGTTGCAAACAATGGATCTAACTTAACAAATTTAAATGCAGATAATTTAGCTTCAGGAACTTTACCTGATGCAAGATTTCCTGCTACACTCCCTGCAATTAGCGGAGCTAATTTAACAAACTTAGATGCAGATGATTTAGCTAGTGGCACAGTGCCGGACGCAAGGTTTCCTGCAACTTTGCCAGCAATTAGTGGAGCTAACTTAACAAACTTAGATGCG